CAGACCTAACCGAAGATCAACAAAGAGAATTTTTAATCAAAGACAATACTTCTGGTGGCGAATGGGATTGGGAAGTATTAGCCAATGAATGGAACAGCGAGGAGTTGGAAGCGTGGGGGTTGGATTTAGTTGAATTTGATAATTTTGAAGTAAATGAGTTTCAAGATATGCCTGAAATAAAAGAATTAGATATTTTTTCATTGACAATAAAATATAAAGAAGATGATATTGAAATTTTAAAAAATTTTATAGAACAAAGAGACAGTAATCCACTTTCTCCTATTGATGGTGGTAAAAGAATAATGCAAAAAATAAGAGATGAATATTCAAATCATAAATAATGATTTAGCTAAGAAATATCTTAATCAATATCATAGATTAGGATATGGTGTAGGAGTAAGATTTTGTTTCGGCGTTATAGTTGAGAATAAACTTTGCGGAGTTATTGCCTTTGGAAATCCAATAACAAATAATTGTCTTCATAAATATGGCATTCATCAATCAAAAGTTTTTGAGTTAAAAAAAATGCACTGTTTAGATATTTTACCAAGAAATAGCGAAAGTAAATTTATTTCGTATTGTATAAAAAAAATTAAAGAAAAATACAAATTTATAGAAGCTGTAATTACATATTGTGAAGCACATGAATTAGCTTCGGCTTATAAGGGAGCTAATTTTAAAAAAAATAGACGAAAATAAATATATTTTAAAATATATTACTAAAGACAAAATAATAGACAAAAATTCTTGGTTTAAATTAAATTACAATTTGAAATATAAAGAATATGATGTAGAGTATGGTCATACTTGTAAATATGCAATAGCGTTTAATTCTGATTTACAATTTAGTGAAATTCATAAACAATTATTATCTTTACAATAAATTATAAGCGTGGTTAGCATAGAAGCAATGCGCCGAGCATACCAGCACGGAGAAGGAGGGCAGTACTACTACCACGCTCAAAATATAAAACTATGTTTAAAATCACAATCACTCAGTTAAACTCAAAAGGCAAAGAACAGATAATTGATGTAAGACTTTGTGAAACGAGAGACGAAGCTGAGAAGTTTATAAAAGACTGTAGAGCCTTACCAAAGGAATACAAACCAACAGCGAAAGCACCAACTTGCTTTTATGATAAACAGTTAGTATAATGGCATACGACCGCAATAAAATCTTCCTACAGGCAAAGGAAATGATAGTTAAACACAAGTTGTTTTTTGTGGAGGATATCGTTTCGTTCCTGCCTTGTGCAAAGCCTACATTTTATGATTTCTTTCCGCCCGACTCTAACGAACTGAACGAACTAAAAGAATTGTTGGAAGTAAACCGAACCACTTTAAAGGTTTCAATGCGTTCTAAATGGTATACTTCAAACGCTCCAGCTTTACAAATGGCTTTAATGAAATTGATTGCAACGCCTGAGGAATTGAAAAAACTATCAATGCAATTTATTGAAAGTGAGAATACTAATAAGAATACTAATTTAACCACAGAAGAAATCAAACGTATAAACGATAATCTTGAATCAAGTTATTAATATTTTTTGTATATTTGTATTTCGCTACAAATAACAAATAAAAAAAGTCATCATTTGTAGCGAGTGGTGGCTTTTTTGTATTATGGAAGAAATATATAAAAATATTGAAGGTTTTGAAAATTATCATATTAGTAATTTTGGTAATGTAAAAAGAAATGAAAACGTATTAAAAAAAACAGTTTATAAAAACGGTTACATTTATGTTTCTTTGTCGAATAAAGGAAAAGTAAAAAAAAGAACAGTTCACGGATTAGTAGCCGAAATGTTTTTAAATCATAAATCAGATGGAACTAATAAAACAGTTATTGACCATATTGACAATGATAAACAAAATAATAATATTTGTAACTTACAATTAATAACTAATAGGCAAAATAACTCAAAGGAAAAAAGAGGTGTTACAAGTGTTTATGTTGGAGTTAGAAAAAATAAAGGTAAATTTGAAAGCCAAATAAGAATTAGTGGTAAAAGAGAATATTTAGGCAGATTTTTAACAGAAATAGAAGCTCATAATGCTTATCAAAATAGGTTAAATGAATTTAACACAGGAACAAAAAGTACTTAAGATTAAATGCGAAAACGAACTTTTGTTTTTCACTAGATATTTATACAAAGAAAATCATAAAAGAAAATTCATTATTGCACCGCATTTTATAACAATTGCTAAAAACTTACAGGATGTTTTTGATGGGAAAATAAAAAGACTCATCATTAACATCCCTCCCTAGATATGGTAAAACAGAATTAGCTGTTAAATGCTTTATTTCGTGGTGCATCGCTAAAAATCCACAATCAAAATTTATCCATTTGTCTTATTCAAGTGATTTGGCACTAGATAATTCAAGCCAAACAAAAGAGTATATTGAATCAAAAGCGTTTCAGGATTTATGGGAATGCGAACTAAAGCAAGACGCAAAAGGTAAGCAAAAATGGTTTAATAAAGATGGTGGAGGGGTTTATGCAACGGCTTCTGGTGGTGCTATTACAGGGTTTGGTGCTGGAGTTGCTGAATCAAAACAGTTCGCTGGTGCAATTATTATTGATGACCCTATAAAGCCAGACGATGCGCAATCAGACCTAAAGAGGGGTGGGATAAACGAAAGATATAATTCCACAATTAGAAGCCGTGTAAATGACCGAGATACCCCAATAATTGTAATTATGCAAAGATTACACGAAGATGATTTGTCAGGTTTTCTTTTGTCAGGTGGTTCGGGTGAAGATTGGACACATTTATGTTTACCGGCACTAAATGAAAATAACGAGCCTTTATGGGAAGAAAAACATAGTTTTTTAGAGCTGGAGCAAATTAGGCAAGCAAACCGTTATAATTTTGCTGGTCAATATATGCAGCAGCCAAGTCCAGAAGAGGGTGGCGAATGGCGTAAAGAATGGTTTACGATAATGGACAAATCTGAAATTCCTTTGCAGTCTTTGAAATGGGAATTAATTATTGACGGAGCGTATACGAAAGACACAAAGAATGACCCATCAGGTTTTCAAATATGCGCTAAATGGAATAATAATTTAGTGATATTTTCGAGCATCGATAAATATTTAGAAATGCCAGAATTAATAAAATTCATTCCAAATCATATAAACGCTAGTAATTTGCCAATTTCAATGACTTTAGTTGAACCAAAAGCGTCAGGGAAATCTATTGTTCAAATAATTAGGCAAGAAACAAAACTAAATGTTACAGAAATAAAGACTAAATTTGTAAATAGTTCTAAGATTGAAAATGCAAGGGCGTGTTCAAGTTATATTGAAAGCGGACGTGTTATTTTGATAAAAGGTAGCTGGAACGAACACTTTTTACAACAAGTTGCAACGTTTCCAAATGGAAAACACGATGAGCATATAGATTTGACTTGTTACGGCGTTGAACGCCACTTATTAAGTGATGGATTCTTCACTTTTTAAATAAAAAAACATTATATTTGTATATCGAAATTCAGGAAGTCGATGCAAAGAAATTAATTTAAAGTTAAGTTAGTACCCGCCTGAATCGGAGAACGCTTAACTTTTTTATATTATGGAAGTTTGGAAAAGTATTGATGGTTATGAGAATTATCAAGTTAGTAATTCAGGAAACGTGAAAAGTTTAAATTATAATAATACTAATAAAGAATTTTTAATGAAATTAAGTATAGATAAAAATGGATATAAAATAGTTTCTTTGAGTAAAAAAAATATAAAAAAGAAAATATACAAAGTTCATAGATTAGTTGCTATTGTTTGGATTGAAAACCCTGAAAATAAACCACAAGTAAACCATATTAACGGTATTAAAGACGATAATAGACTTGAAAATTTAGAGTGGTGTACTTCAAAAGAAAACGTAAATCACGCAGAAAATAATAATTTAAGAAACTCAAAAGGGATTAAAAACACAAAGTCAAAACTTTCAGAAAAAGATGTTATTGAAATACGAAAAATAGGCAAAACAAAAAAGTTAAAAGAAATTTCAAAAGAATATAATATAGGAATGTCTTCTATATCTGAAATTTTATCTAATAAAAAATGGAAGCACATTTGAACGAAATTTAATGAATGATACCTTTTTTACATTTTAATTTATATCTTTGACTAAATTTTAAAATTATGAATAGACTTCAAATGGCGTGGGATGTGCTTACTAATTCAAATCAAAATCTTTTCAATCAGGCAGTTTATAAGATGTTTGGCGAGCTAACTTC